AAGTATTACAAATCATCCAGCCAGCATCAGAAGTTTAAAAAGAACATTCCGCTTGCTGTTTGGGCTTTGATAGGTATATTTGCTTTCATGGCTTGGAAAGGCTACAACGTCTATCAAATCTATCAGCAAGGTACCGGTCAATCTGAAGAAGTTCAATCTGTTTCTGATTCCTCTGCAAGTGAACAGCAGGCAATCAATGAAACTGATCAACCTAAAAGTCCTCAAGATATAAATTCAAACCTTAAGCCTACAGACTTTGTTCCGACACTTGCTGAAAAGCCTGAATCAAAACCTATTTATGACAATGTACGCCAAGTCAAAACATTTGAGTACATCGCCGGTTGCGTCGAAGGTGGTAATAGTGGCTGTACTTGTTACAGCGCCCAAGGCACACCTTTAAAAGAAATAACTAAAGCCATGTGCAAAGAATACGTCAAAAACGGCTTGCCGTTTAACCCGTATAAGGATGAACATCAAACCGCCCAACAGACACAAACAGCACCGCAGACAGCTTACACGCCTGAAAATGGACAAGTTCTTACAATGGGCGGTAAAAGCCCTCAAAACCTGATGTATGACGGTTATGTTGAAGCAGGTGAAAAAACAGGCTTCCAAAACGGTGCAAAGGTCGGCAGTTAAGAGATATTTATTTAATTGTTGATGTAGCCTAAGCGGAATCAACGGTTAAATAAATATCAATGGGGTGCGGGAACTCCCGCCTTTTTGAAATTGGGTAAATTAAATTGAAACCTGTAAATCGTTTTATTTGAGGCGGTTTACAGGTTTTTGTTTAGCGCAAAACAGAGCCTGGGCGGTTTAGGCAGTAAAACGGCCAAAGTATAAAGCTGTACAAAAGAAATGCCGAATCGCCCATTTATCCTAAAGATTGAATACCATCATAGCCGTGCAAACAGGCTGAATCATAAGGAAAATACAATGAATGTAATAGGATTTGATATTTCGAAAGATACCATAGACGTAACTTTGCTTGGAAACAGCGGCCAAGTAGACTATATTAAAATAACAAATGCCTGCGAAGGTTTCGAAAAACTAAATGACTGGATAAGATCCAAACGTATCCGCAAAATCAGTATCAGCATGGAAGCAACCGGCATTTATTACGAAGAAGCTGCTGACTATTTCAGTGCAATTTATCAAGTCTTCGTTATAAATCCTCTGAAAATTAAAGATTACTCAAAAAGCCAGTTCAGCCATACAAAAACCGACAAAGCCGATTCAAGGCTGATAGCAGAATACACAAAACGCCATTTAGACAAACTCACGCCGTTTAAGCCGTCTGAAAATCCAACCCTGTACAAACTGATAAGCCTGCTCCAGCAACTCAAACAACAGCAAAACGAAAGTCAAAACAGACTGCACGCCGCAAAAGATACCTTTATTCGTGCCACACACGAAGCAATCATATTGCTCTTGGCAAAACAGATAGACCAAACGGCTAAGCGAATAGATCTCATGATTCAGCAACAAGATGGCCTGAATACGCATTACAAAAATCTGCAAACAATTCCCGGTATAGGCAAAGATACCGCTGCAATACTGCTCCATCATCTCACAGACAAACAATTTAAGACGGCCAACCAATTCGTATCATTTGCCGGATTAAGTCCGCGCATTGAACAATCAGGAACCAGCGTAAATAAAAAAGGCAGATTAAGCCGCTACGGTCACCGTCGGCTTAAACGCGCCTTGTTTATGCCCGCGCTTGTCGCTTATCGAATTAAAGCCTTTCCTAAGTTAGTTAAAAATTTATCTCAAAAGCCTAAAATGGTCGTCATTGTTGCTTTGATGCGCAAACTCGCCAAAATCGCCTACTACATTCATAAAACACAAAAGCCGTTTGAAAAAATGCGCTATCAAACAGCTTAACAAAAACAAACAAAACAAAACGGCTGCAGTAAAAGCAGCCGTGACTTGTTGCATTCGATGGAAAGGCAAAAACTAAATATTAAATAAAAACAATTATATATAAAATAAATCTAAATTCATATTTGACAATGCTATATACCATCTTATATATTGCGCCCTATCACAGGGGCATTTTTAACATAACTAAAGCCCCTTTAACAAAGGGGCATTTTTATGTGCATCGTCTTCTACACAGTCAATCCAGAACCTCCAACATTCCCAAAATCTTTTATTGTGCGCATCTTTAAAGATGATGAAGACTGCACGCAATGTCTTAAAACCATCAACTTCCCTATTTCATCTCCAGATCATCTTTTTCATGCACAAAACGTCGCTAACGAATATGGCCGTTTATATGTAAGTGGAATCATGAATAAGGAGCATCCCCAATGAAAAAGGAATTGAACACAAAAGCGCGTATAGCCGCCTTTGGCGGTGGCAGCGTAAGCGACACGCCAAAGGCGGATTCACGCGCGCCGATGGCTCCCCCCTCATCTAACAGGGGGGGTACAGAAATCGAAGACGCCGGCGCATTCCAAGAAGCCTTTGAATGTTACGAAACCTATATCTTGGACGGTAAAGGCAACCTCTTAGGCGTTCCGCTCCGTCGCGGTGTATCCGATTCAGCCTTTATCGACCAAATAAGCTTTTCATTCCACGAAAAAACCTTTTTCGATAAATACGGTGTCCGCGTAAGTTTGTTGGAAGACGAAGATTTCATTCGCGCTGCGTCCATGCTCGCTGAAGAAGTTTTCGGTTTCGGTATCTACAAAGAATCAAAGGGTTCAGGCGGTCGTTTCTATGAGCGTTGCTGGTTGATGGGTTCAGAAGACGCCTTATACGGTCGCGTCCACTTCGGCGGCCAACAAAATACCATCCTTTTCGAACTGACTGGAACAGGTTGCGGCGTCGCAAAAGAAGGCTGGGAATCTCGACTTTTCGCATTCCTGACCAATGCAATCCGCCCAAAAATTACACGTGTTGACGTAGCCAAAGACTTTTTCAACGGCGAATACAGCCCGAACCAAGCCCGTGAAGACCGCAATAAAGGTTTGTTTACCTGCCACCACGTCAAACCCAAAGGCGAATGTTTAGGCTCCGACTGGGAAGAAGACGACGAAGCCAAAATGACCAAAGGCAAGACCTACGGTATCGGCTCCCGTGAATCGTCCAAATATGTCCGCGTCTATGAAAAAGGCAAGCAGTTGGGCGATAAAACAAGCACATGGACGCGCTTCGAAATTGAATTCAAAGCAAAAGACATCGTTATCCCTTTCGAAGTTTTGCAGAATCCGGGCGAATATTTCGGCGGTGCATATCCTATTTGCGAACGCTTCGCCCAAAAGGCAACACGCATACACGCAATTAAAGAAGACAAAGTCATTTCAGCCGACCGTTATCTTGAATGGGTTAAAAAACAGTTCGGACGTGCGGCAAACGGTCTGAAATTCATTTTCCCCGAACTGGACAAAGCCAAACTGTTTGAACTGATTGAGCCAAATCATCAAAAGCTTCCTAAGTCTTTGGCTCCCGAAGCCTACGACTGCGCCTTTTTGAAAGCCCAAGCCATTCATGAGCAGCCAGCATTTAAACCGTACAAAGACCCTTACGACATGTACGAATATTACGCGCATCTGGAAAAGCAGCTTGAGCAGCAAAAAAACGTCACAAATGAAGAAACCTATAAAAACTTCATGTATGACAAATTCTCAAGACTACCGATTTCATGGGCTTAAAGCGTCTGCCTGCAAAGACGTTTATTCATACAAGGAAACCAAAAAATGAACATCCAACTTCAAGGCCACATCGTTGGCGTTAAAAAATTCAACGGACAAATCGAAGGCAAGAACTTCGACTATTGCCGCCTGATTGTCGCGACTCCCTTAGACAGCTCCCAAGGCAACGCACTGGGCAGCTCTACCACTGAATACGATTTCGGCGGATCTGCCAATTTTGAGCAGTTCCGAAACGCCCAATTCCCGATTGAAGCAAACCTCAACGTAGAAATCGTTACTACGGGCAAAACCCAAAAACTGAAAGTTATCGGTTTTCAACCCGTTAAGAAAGGCTGATTGAATGCAGAAAGTCTATGTTGTCCAGTCCGTATCAACAGGGGACTTTCTGTATCTCTCCCCTGAAACGGGTGACATCGGACATACAAAATTAATCACCAATGCCGATTATTTCTACGACTTCGAAGAAGCGATTAACGCAGGCTTGGAAGAAATCGGCAACCAATATGAATTTGTCGTATTCGGATTTTTGAAAGACTGATTTTCAGCGTTCGGCGGTCGCTGGAAAAAAACATCATTATTTCCGCCAAACACTTTTATAAGGAAAAACATCATGAAATTGATGAACACTTGCCGTAAATACGGCGCAAAACTGGCCGTTGTTGCCGCTGCTCCATTGGCACTGGCCACATCTGCTTATGCTGCTTTGCCTGAAGCCGCAAAATCAGGTATTGATGCAGCGAAAGCCGACGGCCTCGAAGCAGGTTGGTTGGTAGTCGGCGTCTTTGCCGCCCTGTTCGTGATTGCCATTGTGAAACGCTTGTTGCGCTAATAGGTAATTAAGATGTACTACCAAGTCGGGAATAAATGTCTTGAGCAAAGCCAAGCTGAAAACGTCTATTTCAGCTTGGTAGTACCTCAAATAACCCAAGACGGCAAAATCATCAAACCTGAGTATAACGGCACATTATGGAAATTAAACGGACAGACGATTAAAGCCGATTTACCCAAATGCGATCCAAGTGACAACCTCAAAAGCGGTTTGGATACAGGCTGGCTTTTATTCGGCGTAATGGCAGCGGTGTATTTCGTATCCGTCATAAAAAGGGTCTTGAGATGATGGACTTTTATTTTTACTTGGGACTGGCAGTACCGGTTTTGATAGGGGCGATTTTATTCAAGGATTGATACCCTTTTCGGGTAATGGCAAAATCCCTACTTTCTGCAACTGTTATGGAAGTTAGGATTATGTTTTATATTTCAGAAGAAGAATTGAGATTCAAAAAAGACACGAATCCAGATTTTGAAAATGAAAAATTGTGTCATGTGTTTATGACTGAATTATTCAATTTGAAAAATTTGTATCCGTTCCATAATTTTATTGAGATTGCAAAAAACGCAATGCAATATTATTTGAACAGAAGTTACTTAGATGAAGTAATTGTATTTTTTGAAGATTGTTCAATTCTGAAAGTGAATTTCACAAAAGATGGGTTTGAGTGGTCTGAATATTATGATGAAGATATTACAACGGCTTTTTATTACGGTCGTTACACTTTTAGGTTTTAATATTTCGTTCGCTGATGTCGATATACACGTTGAAAAAAATGGTCGGATGCGTGTACCGGCTGGCGGATTTAATCAGAATGGGATACGCCCTTGGATGTATCTTGATAATAACGGACCTAAGTTTCATCATGAATATGTTTCAAGATTCGACAAATCACTTCATGTCCGCGAAGCCTCCACAGGTCTCCGTTCTGCCTCAACCGTACCAGTAACCATAGAACAAAAAGTATCCCGTTCTACCGTCCTAAAAAACCTCCTCTCCAAAGCCCGTGTTGGCGGTAAATTCGCAAGAGTAGGCGGCGGTCCTGTCGGTTTTGCAGTATCGACCGCTGCTTTTTATCTCGTAGATACAGCCTTAAGCAAAGAAGGCTATGAATATAATACAGACCATGAAAACTTCGGCAAGACAGAACCAAATTATGGCTATTGCGTTTCGGCATTAAATTCTAATTATTGCACTGAATACCGCATAGAAACAAAAAAAGATTATTGGCAGGAAGGCGCAGCCAATAATGAAAAATTGAAAAAAGCAATGTGTAATCTTGCTTATGCAAAAGGCCTTTTTTTTAATCCTGTGCCTTTTACGCCTGAAGAGATACGCGTCGAAGGTAATTGGTGTGTTGCTTATCAAAAAAGTGAAAATGGCGAAGCAAAGCCCTCGGTTTTAATGTCGACTATTAGTTACGTCAAATATAAAGGCAAATTTTCGCCTATTTCGCAATCAGAATTTGACCGCATTATCGGCCCTAAAGCCGATTCCTCCCCGTCTCAATACGTTAACGCAACCGCCAACGAAGACGGCAGCATTCCGGGTGAATCGCAAAGCACGCTGACCGTGCCTAACGGCACAGTAATCACACTTGGCCCGGCAACAGGGCAAGACGGAAGACCATTTCAAATAACCATCAGCTTTACGACAGGGGCAGACGGCAACACAAGCGCGAAAGTAACCACAACCCCGCGCCCCGATCTTACACCTGGCGGATCTGAAGCACCTAATACCAAGCCTGATCCAGATCCTAATCCTAATCCCGATGGAAAGCCCGATAAAAAACCTGATGATAAACCCGATTCAGATGATAAGCCTGATAAACGCCCGGATGATAAACCTGATCCGGATGATGGCCCATCTGATAAAGATAAAAGAAAAGAAGATAAAAAAGATGAAAAGAAAGAAGAATCAAAAGGCTTACTTTGTGATTTTTTTCCAGACATTTTAGCCTGTGACAAAATGGGGAAACCTGAAGAAGGCATGTTCGATGACATTAAAATTCCTCAGGTAACTGATGAAAACACATGGGATAGTGACAACTTCTTGCCGCCAAACGGCGTTTGTCCTCAACCCAAAAGCTTCAACATTTGGGGTAGGCCGGTACAAATAAGTTATGAACCGCTCTGCGTTTTCATGGAAAAAGTCCGTTTTGCTGTTCTGCTCGGATTCATCATCATGTCAGCGTTTATTGTTTTTGGATCTTTGAGGAAATAAGAGGTACTTATGCCATTACTTGCAGGTCTTATACCTTTATTGGCAATTTTGCTCAAAATGCTAATTGTCAGAATAATTATTGCTACTGGCATGACGTTTGTAACATATGCAGGCTATATTATTGCGCTAAATAAATTTAAAGATTACACAGTAAATGCAATCAATTCCATGCCGTCTGATATTCTTAATTTACTTTTAATCGGTGGTTTTGGCCAAGGTCTCGGTTATTTATTCGGCGCATTCAGCTTTTATATTGGAATGAATACATTAAATAAATTAACTTTTATTATGCCAAGGTAGCGTTATGATTTATTTGTTTACTGGGAATATGGGCACTGGCAAGACTTCGCGTGTGGTATCCATGATTCTCAACAACGAAGACGGCTTGTTCAAAATGAAGCTTGAAGATGGTACTGAAGTAGATCGTCCGCTTTATTTCTGCCATATTGACGGTTTGGATAAACGTAAATTTAACGCGCATGAACTCACTGAAGAAGAAATCATGTCTGCACCGTTGCGAGATATTATTCCGCAAGGCGCCGTCTTGATTGTCGATGAGGCGCACTATACTTATCCTGTTCGCGCTGCCGGTCGCCCTGTTCCGCCTTATATTCAAGAATTAACCGAACTTCGTCACCACGGCCATACAGTTATCTTGATGACCCAACACCCTAGTCAGCTTGACGTATTTGTCCGTAATCTCGTATCAAAACATACACACCTTGAACGCAAAGCCGTGGGTATGAAGCAATATACCTGGTACAAATGCGTTACCAGCCTAGATAATCCTGCCGCAGTAACAGGCGTTGAATCATCAAGCTGGAAGCCGCCTAAAGATGCTTTCAAGTATTACAAATCATCCAGCCAGCATCAGAAGTTTAAAAAGAACATTCCGCTTGCTGTTTGGGCTTTGATAGGTAT